TCAAGTATGTACGAACCCGTGTCAATAATCTTGCATGCATGACCATATGTGAAACCGAAACTGTACATGAAGATTATGGTATGATCATGAAAGAGTTTAAGAAAGTGGCTGTACCCAGTGAATTCTGCAAAAAGGTTTTCTCTCGGCAATTTCCTGATAATGAGTTCTATGTCATTCATGCCCACGTACCAACACCAAAAGAGAAACCGTACACATTCTATCACATCGGAAACATTTTGGACCCTCGAAAGAAATTTCGAGATATTCTTCAAGCTTTCATCCGTCTAAATGAACCAAATTCACGTCTCATTGTGAAAGCAACATGCAGGCAACCAATAGATATCCAATTACCCCGTGTCGAAGTCATTAATGATCTCCTCTCAGATGAACAAATGGATGAACTCCATAATCGTGCTGACTGCTATGTGAGTTTTTCACACTCTGAGGGTATAGGTATGGGAGCTGTAGAGGCGGCGATGAAAGATAAACCTGTGATCATCACAAACTATGGTGGTGCCCCCGAATATGTGAAGACACCCTATATGATTGACTGTGAACTTCAAGAGTTGGAGAATGATGATTTTCTCTTCAAAAAGGGGATGCTTTGGGGTAATCCAAACTTTGACCAACTCTTGGAATTCATGAGGCATGCATATGATACTCGTGTCCGATACATGAATCACGAACATACGAAAAAACTAGTGGGGCGGAAAAACGTCCTAGAGGAGTTCATCCTGAATGTAATTGGTGGCGAGAACGATAAGACCAATTAGGATAGTACCACTCATCATCGAATCTTTCTCTGCGATAATTTTCATAACGAGATTATCAATGACCTGGATACCACTAGGCTTCTTAACTATACGAGGTATGAGGGTGCTGATAGTGATGTAAAGTGCCATCGCTATTATTACAGGTCTAAGACTCTCCTGGTCTAACATAACGTTTCTATTAATCTGCGATTTTAATTTTACTCATATCAACCTTCATTCCAAGTTGAGCATGCTTCACGCTATGTTTTTTACAGAAGTCCCCACATACAGCCTTAAATGAACAGGGCTTCCCAGACATCGTCGTCGCACAACAGGTCTTTTTGGAATTTCGCATCTCATTGACAATTTCTGGAGCCTTGTCAATCACAACAACCTGTCGTTGTTCCTTTTTCATTTTATGTTCCTGGTACTTCTTCTTCATAATCCATGTTGCATTCGCAAGTTGGTAACACGCCTCATTTGGTTCACTGAATCGGTACATCTTGACCGCATCAGCGAGGCAACACTCCCACATTGCGTCTCTGATGACTTCCATTTTTTTGGATCTTACTTTATACACTTTCCCCATTCACTTAGGTTTTTTATATCATTTCAGAGAGATACATATCAACTTGACCCTCGAAATCTGGAAATTTATCAACTGTCTTCTTCGTGACCATTTCTTGAACATTTGTGATATGTTCTTTGAACTTCTTCACATCTATACCTGTAGCATTATGAATCTGTGTATCAGTTGCAATGTTCCCAAGGGCGTAGAGGTGTGCGACTGCATAGTTAGCGTGTCGTACAGACATGACTGGTGAGACATCCTGTTGTGCGGTGATGGCATACTGTGCAGCTTGCTTCACCATCTTCTCAATGGAACTCTTGGTACCCCTTGAACGGTTCTGCATCATCATAAAGAGAAATATGATGGCCACGATCAGGTAGAGGTACATCTCTTATCCTATGCAAAGAAAAGATTAAGTCTATAAAATAAATTCCCCACTTAAAGTATGTTAGATTCTGAATATATCAAATTCTATTGTGGTGTTATTCCATCTGACCCCTACCCAACTAAAATTTATTTTTTTAATGATAGTGATTATGAAGTTCGTTATAAAGTTAGCTGGTACAAAGAAAAAGAAATGATAGAAGGAACCATGGGGGTAAATGCCGCCGGTGGTGGAGGAAACGCTGGTGCGAAATGGGACCTACGTGAAAAGGCGGAACCTGATGAGGGGTTTTGTGATCCCCATGAACCCCAAAAAATTACCGTTATGAGTGGTTATAAATATTTCAGGTTAAAATATAATTTTGTCGATTTAGAAAATGGTTGGACGGAAGAAAACGGAAAAGTATCAAGCTCACGTACAGCTGGTAGCAAAAACTTTGGTATCTATGAGAAAATCATATTTAAGCAACCCTCATCCAAGGCTCTTGAGAAATATTCTTCGAAAGTAAACAAAAAACTTATTGAAGATACTATATCTGAAAAATTAGATTCAATTCAAAATACAGTTAATGATATATGTTTATGTGTCAGTTCTCAGAGTAGTTTACCTAAGCCTAAACCTAAACCTAAACCAGAACCAGAACCTAAACCGGAACTAGAAATTAAAAAGGTGCAAGAATGTGGAAGTCTTAGTAAACACATGTGTAGTTCAGGTAATAACCGGAAACAATGTCCACATTGCAAATACTGGTATTGTGACTGGCACTTTAAAATAAATAATAACGCATTTGGTAGAGGTGGTCATATGTGTGAGAACGTTGTTACGTAAACCTAAGTTAAATTTTAGAATTGTAATTTTCAAGTATGTCATCTATAATCACACGCGTTGTACCCATGTTCGGTAAGATTAACCGAATGAAAGAATACATCAAAGAACTTGAATTTTCTCTTCAAGAGCTTGAAAAGAGTAACAATGACCTCCGCCTTCACCTCGATAATCGGAATGCCAGATACGAGTGGATCATTATAATGATCTTATTCTCTGTTCTCGCTCTAATCGGAGCAGTTGCAACAGCTTTTCCGTATACAACAGGTGTATTCATCGGACCGTTGGGACTAGCCGGTATTTTCCATAGTTATCATACCCAGAGGATGAATGAAGAGAACGAACATCTAAGTTGTAGAACCTAAGTTAGAGATTTGAATTGTAATCAAACCAAGAAAGTATGGAAAGCGTCCAAAAACTCACCCATATCGAACACGTTCTCAAGAGACCTGACTCCTATGTCGGTCCAGTCGAGTTGGGTACAGAACCTTACTGGGTCCTCGATGGCGAACAGTTCTCCAAGAAGAACCTCAAGTATTCCCCAGCCCTCTTGAAGATCTTTGATGAAATCCTAGTCAATGCTATTGACCGCAACTCTCTCCATCCCAAGCATGTCAGTTCCATCTCCGTCGCAATCGATAAGGAATCGGGTTCCGTAACTATCGAGAACAATGGTCCTCTCGGTGGTATCAGTGTTCGTATGCACGAGAAAGAGGGTCTATGGAACCCTGAACTCGTCTTTGGACACCTCCTCACGAGTACCAACTATGATGATACCCAAAAGCGTATCGTCGGTGGTCGCAATGGTTACGGTGCCAAATTGGCGAACATCTACTCCACAGACTTTTCTGTGGTCATCAAGGACCATGAGACGAATCAAACCTATACCCAATCGTGGTCGAAGAACATGACTGTCTGTGACCCCCCAAAAATCAAAAAATATTCAGCTGCTACGTCATCTGTCGCCATCACTTTCACCCCAGAGTGGAAACGTTTCGGGATGTCCAAGATGGACGATACCATCTATAGCATCTTCCAAAAGCGGGTTTGGGATGCGAATATCTGTACCACCCAAAACTGTAAAGTGAAGTTCAATGGTGACGTGCTCACCAAACAAACCTTCGAAGCATATGCTAAGATGCACGAGGGTGTTGATGAGGTGTGCTCTATTAATACCGAGCGATGGTCAGTGTGTATCGGACCCGCTGAGAATGGCATGGAACAGGTTTCATTCGTGAATGGACTCTGTACCAATAAGGGTGGAACCCATGTCGACCACGCCGCAAATCTTATCGCAAACGGTATCATCGATGAAATGGCGAAGAAGATTAAGTTGAAACCTCAACAAGTCAAGAATACTTTTACTATCTTTGTCAAGGCAACCCTAGAGAATCCAACATTCTCCAGTCAGGTAAAGTCTGAGTGTACCTCAAAGTCTCAAAGTTTTGGGAGTAAGTTTGAAGCACCTAAAAGTTTTATCAAGAACGCTCTCAAGACTGGAATCGCTGATGAACTCCTGGCACTCTCCAGGTTTAAGGAGATGAAGGAACTCCAGAAATCAGATGGTGCCCGCAAGTCTACTATTACCGGTATCCCCAAGTTGGATGATGCTAATAAGGCAGGAACCAAACATTCGAAGGAGTGTACCCTCATTGTAACCGAGGGTGACTCAGCAAAGACTTTGGCGGTCGCTGGTCTCTCAGTGGTTGGTAGGGACCACTATGGTGTCTTCCCTCTCCGTGGTAAGTGTAAGAATGTGAGGGATGTCTCTGTTTCGCAACTCACATCGAACCAGGAGTTCAATGACCTCAAGAAGATTTTGGGTCTCCAACAGGGTAAGGACTATAAGGATGTCTCAGAGCTTCGCTATGGACGCTTAATGATCATGACAGATGCTGATAATGATGGGTCTCACATCAAGGGTCTCATCCTAAACATGATTCACTATTTTTGGCCGAGCCTCCTCAAGCTCAACTTTGTGGTGAGTATGGTGACACCAATCATCAAGGCGACCAAGGGTTCACAGACCAAGTCTTTCTACACAGACTCGGCGTTTAGGACCTGGTATGGTGATGGTAAAGCTGGGTGGAAAGTCAAGTACTATAAGGGTTTGGGTACTTCTACATCGGCGGAGGCGCGTGAGTACTTCAAGCAGATTCAAGACTTGACTGTCAGGTTTGATATGGATAAGATGACAGATGCCTCGATCATCCTCGCTTTTGATAAGAAGAAGGCTGATGCTCGAAAAGTATGGCTTCTCGAAAGTACAGCGAAAGATGCAAACGAACTTCAAGTACCATATGGGAATGTGAAACAGTTGGACATCACAGACTTTGTGCACAAGGACTTGGTCAATTTCAGTCTCGCAGATCTCAAGCGTTCCATCGCACACATGGCTGATGGTCTCAAGCCGTCACAGCGCAAGGTTATGTACGCATGCTTCAAGAAGAATCTCAAGGATGAGATGAAGGTTGCCCAATTGGCTGCATTCGTGGCTGAGAAGAGTGCTTACCATCATGGTGAAGTTTCTCTCGCAGATACGATTGTGAAGTTGGCGAACGATTACGTGGGGTCTAACAATATCAATCTTTTGGAGCCATGTGGTCAATTTGGTACGAGGCTTATGGGTGGTAAGGATGCGTCACAAACGAGGTACATCTTCACGAAGCTTACCAAGGATGCAAGGAAACTCTTCGATCCCAAGGATGATGCGATCTTGAACTATCTGGACGATGATGGTCGCTCAATCGAACCCGACTTTTACATGCCCACATTACCAATGGTTTTGGTCAATGGGACTGAAGGTATCGGTACAGGGTTCAGTTGCTATGTACCTCCTTTCAACCCCGAAGATATCAAGGCAAACATCAAACGGATTTTGAGTGGTGATGAAATCGTCGCTATGCGACCCTGGTTCAGAGGTTTCAAGGGGGTGGTACACAAGGAGGAAGACACATGGATGATGGAAGGTGTGTGGAACTGGTCTGGAAATAACATCGTGGTAACTGAACTCCCCCCAGGTCGATGGACCCAAGACTATAAGGAGTACCTCGATGGTCTCGTGGAAAAGAAATTGATTGGAGGATTCATCAATAACTCCACCACTGATGATGTTCATTTTGAAATCATGGAGTATGCTGGAAAAGATTTACTCAAAGATCTCAAGTTGAGAAAGACCTTCCGTGTATCAAACATGCATCTCTTTCACCCAACGAAGGGTATTCATAAGTATGCGAGTCCCGAGGAGATTCTCAAAGACTTTGTGGAACTTCGTATAGAACACTACAAAATGAGAAAGACGTACCTCATCGATATGCTTCAAAAGAGGACTGAGATGTGTAGCCATAAATCAAAGTTTGTTTCTATGGTCATCGAGGGTAAACTCGTGGTATTCAAGAGGAAGAAGCAAGAGTTGGAGGATGAAATGGCATCAACCTTCCCGAAGATTGATGGGTCATTGGACTACCTTCTCAATATCAGAACTGTCGAGTATACGGATGAGCGCGTCAAGGCACTTATGGATGAGGCGAAGCAGGCGAATGAAGACCTAGAGAAGATGTTGAAGACGAGTCACATCACGATGTGGAAAACTGATATTAAAAATATGTAAGTAGTAGATAGATATGGGTGAGGCTTCTAAGATTTCCCTCAAAGCTATTGGAAAGCAAGATACATACCTGCTTTCCAAAGACCCAGACGAATCATTCTTTAATTATAAAACGGAAAGACATTCAGAGTTTAGGAAGTATCATAGAGTTCATAATGTTGTCAATAATGGAAATATTACTGGGTGGCCATTCGCTCAAACAATAAAAGTACCCTTTAGTCCCACAAATATGGGAGATCTCTTGAGTAATATGTATCTGAGTATATCTATGCCAGGTATAGCCAATGGCAATTATGCGGATCAATTGGGACGTCACATTCTCAAAAGTGTTACGATGTTTGTAGATGATATCGAAGTTGAGAAAATCCATGATGATTGGGGAATTCTCTACGATGAATTGTATCTAGAGATTTCTGAGAAAGTAGCCAATAGATTTCTTGTCAATCGAAATTTAGGGTATGATGAATCGAGTAAAAATGATACATATGCACGTTTGAGTTCAGATCTCGTCATTCCTCTCCACTTCTTCTTTTCGAGGAAGTATGCGAGTGATGAATATTCATCAAATAAACCAAATCGCCCCTATTTCCCGGTGTGTGCGACCTACCGTCAAAAAATTGAATTCGAATTGGAGTTTCATGAACAAACATTTTTCACCAACTACACTGGAACACTGAACTTACAATCATTCAACCTCGTTACTGAAGAGATTAGTGTCAGTCCCGAAGAAAGGAATTTTCTGGTGAGTAAGAAGCAAACACTGGTAACAGACCTTGTGAGAAAGCATCCATCCATTGTGAGTGAACTTGGTATTCCTACAATTGTGAATAACCTTGTACCAAACATTCCAGTGAAATGTTTTCATTGGTTCCTAAGAAATACAGACTTTGAGGTTGAGAGTGACGCAGTTGGTGCATCCGCTGTGAATGAACAGATGTTATTTCAAAATCGTTTCAATTTTTCTTCAAATGTAAGCTTTGATGATCAAACAACATTTTTTGATCCTATCATGGAGTCTGCGAGTTTCTATATCAATGGTAACCGTCTCCCAAATGTGACAAAGACAAATCATAATTATTACAAATATCTCATTCCATTTAGAAATCGTCTTGCGAGGCCAATTAGAAATATTTACACGTATAGTTTCTCGATGAATCCGGTTAATGTGGAACCATCGGGGAACTTGGATTTTAGTCAGATACAGTCAGATAAAACGAATATAGAAGTGAAACTGGATACAACGGAGGTGAATGTGTCTACGAAAACGTACTCTCTAAATATGTACTATACGGGGTATCAAACGTTTGTGTTTGATCGTGGGTTTATGTCAGTTGCTTATTAAATAATGAAGTTTTATTAGTACTAATATACTCGATGATATTGTTCTTGATACACCATTTGATGAAATTCAACTGTGCGAGAGTTGTATGAATTTCATGATATGTTCCAGGAACTGTGTATGCAAACTTTTCCGATCGACAAAATGGATCAAAAAGTTTTTTACTATAGCCATCAAGACTTGATTTGTAGGCACAATGGACTGTGAATAATTTTCCATCATGGGTCTTAAAAGATGTGTGATTCTTCTTTGCATAGTTAGTTATGAACCATTCTAGATTTCGTAACGAGATGCCACTCGACTTGTCTAAAATGTTTACCAATTTAGTTCTATTTCCTTCTTCGTTGTAAAAATTATTTATGGATGTTAGTAGGATGTCAGATTTACTCATTACCAATCATAGTATCCAAATCTATAAGCTCGTTTGAAATTTCACAACCTGGACAACCCTTAACATACATCTGTTCGGGTCCGTGTATATGACTATTTGTCCTAGGAATTGACGACCTATATTTCAAACGATTTCCTTGTGTCGAATGATGTCTACAATACCCACTACGAATACCCCTGAAAGTACATCGCCTTCCATCATTTGTTGTACCCTTACAAATCGTTCCAGAGAATGTTTCTGGGATATCCTTCAAAAGAAGATCCATAGAGATGCCATGTTTTTTAGAAATTATCTCAATATACTCATTCATCATCGAAACGAGACGTTCATTCAATTCCTCATCAACAATGTCAGCGATCTTGTCATGAAGATTCATACCTTATTAGTACTTTGCTCGTATTTTTTAAATAGGTCTTCGATGGATTCTGTTCGAGAACCTTTAATCCTCTCTCGCAACTCTGCAACCTTTCCCGAATCATCAAGTCCCAATTTTTTACACTCTTCAATCAGTTGTTCTTTCTTCATCGTACTAAGGGCAGGACCAGTTTTTACTTTTTTTGGTTTGTGTTGCTCAAGAATCTCACCGAAAATATCCTGTTTAACATTGTCAAATAATGGGTCAAGTAGGTCACATACAGGGTTCAAGAATTTATTTTCAAAGTAATACAGATAATCCACGGGGATATTGTGCTCTTCTACATAATTGGGATCTTCGGACTTTTCAAAGGCTTTCGCCTTGGGGTTGTCAGTCTTTGTCAATATATACGGCACCCGATCACCAGACTGTGGCTCCGAACCAGGCTTCCTCTCACGCATTTTACGAACTACTTGTACATGCGCTTGATTTATATCGTCAATTCGAGAACTTGTAATAGAAACTGGTTCACCATTCACTTTGTAACTATCTGATAAACCCTGACTCAATATTAACTTTCCATTGGGTATATCACCTGATAAGAGTTCAATCGCCCTTTCCTTTGCCAACTCCTTGGGTGGTCCTCGATCACTGGATGTGAGAATGACATCCAGTAACTCTTTACACACCTCTCTCACATGGGGTGTATTGTCTCTACGAACAACCTGGAGTCCCTTAATGTCTATGTAGTCCATATGCATTTGGTCATCCTTCCCCTTTGTCCAAAGCTTGGCAGCATACCTCTTCTTTGAGTATAGAAAATACGGCCAATACACCTTTTCAAGTTCCAAATTGTTTGGTTTCTTGAAGAGGGCACTACACTCCTCCGCCGCCCTTTCACCAATTTCCCAACTGTAT